TCGTCGTCCCATGTATTATGACACTATACTATGTGATGAGTATGCGATGGTCAATCAGGAAATCAACCGAAACCTTATCGACGCACTGAAACCCGGTGGTCGTATATGTATGTTCGGTGACGTTAACCAACTCAAGCCTATCGAGGAAAACCGCAACCTACAGGATGAACCGAGTGCGTTCCAACGTGCTCTGAGCAAGTTCAAGGGCATCGAACTGCGGACAATACATAGACAAGAGGAAGGCAGCGGCATTGCGGATAACGGTGCGCGTATCCTGCTTGGTCGTATGCCGCAGAAACATGGCGACTTCGATATCTATATGACGACGGAACCAGTGCGCGACATACAGACGTTCGTGGATCGGTCAACGGCGGCAGGCATCGACTATTCGACTACCGACTGTCAGATCATTACGTCGATGAATAAGTCGTGGATCGGAACCAAGAAACTCAATCTCGTTATTCAGGATATGTTCTGGAAGCGCGAGCTACCGGGGCTTACGTTGTCGAGACACAAGTGGGAAGGCGAAGATACCGCGATCAGAGTGCAGGTCGGTAGCAAGGTCGTCTATACGGCTAACACCTACGATCTCGGCAACGAGCAATCAGTGTTCAATGGTGAGGTGGGTATCGTAGTCGAGATTAATCATGAAGAAGATAGCCTAGACATAGACTTCGGCGATCGTATCGTGACCGTGCCGCCGCTGTTGATCGTAGTCAAGGATAATGGTCAGGTTAGCGAGATTGATCCACGAAAGAACATAGACCTCGCGTATGTGCTGACGACTCATAAGATGCAGGGGAGTGAGTGTAAACACGTCTGCTATATTATGAACCGCTCGACCGTGTATGCGCAGTCTCGACGTAACTTCTACACGGGTATCACTCGTGCGCGGGAGCATTGCTCAGTTATCGCTGATTTGATTAGCCTGACAAAGAGCACGAAATTCCCTGGTTAACATGGAAGCTCCAGGACATACGGACTTGATGGTATCGCCGGAGTCTTTAGACGCATGGTTGAAGGACAATTATCCAATGCACCAAATTATATTCCTAAACGGCCCACGTAAGTCGGGCAAGGATACCGCTGCCAAATACATCATGCAGGACTTTGCGTTAGATGCACGCGAGGCCAAATTCGCTAGGCCACTGAAGTTGGCGGCTGCATCTATGTTCAATGTCAATCAGGGTCAGTTTCGTAGGTTCGAGGCTGTTGGTAGTAGCCTCAAGACACTAGAGATGCCGCAGTTGATGGGTATGTCGTGGGTCGATACGCTCATATGGCTGAGCGAGGAATGCATGAAGCCGAAATTCGGTAAGGATGTATTCGGTAAACTGTTGCTCAATCATTTGACCGAGCCGACACTGACCAAGCTAACGGTGATTAGCGATAGCGGATTTGCGGATGAACTCGTGCCCATTGTGAAGTTCTACGGCATCGAGAACTGCCATCTGTTTCGTATATATAGGCAAGGCTGCTCATTCGACGGTGACAGTCGGCAATACGTATTCGAGGATCACTTGCCTCAGGGTCTGCATATCGAGGATATATATAATAACTATGATCTGTCGATGTTTAGGGTGCAAGTGTTGCGTCGTGTTGACAAGATCATGGGCAGAGTAATGGAATATAACTAGTGATACAGAACGTCGATAGTATCCAGAGTATGAACCGTGAGTTGGCCGCTCGATGTGCGGCGGCCAACATGGAGTTTGGCTGCGGCTGTGCTGGTAACATTAACTCTGAGATTGCCATAGTAGCCGAGGCGCCAGGAGAACGCGAGGATCAGATCAAGCAGCCGCTAGTGGGAGGATCAGGTAAATTTCTGTGGGACGTGTTGCGTAAGGATGGCCTGACGCGAAATCACGTATACATTACGAACGTGGTTAAGAAGAAGCTCGTTGGTGTGAGCGACGGTCATCCGACGAAGATCGCGATTAAGAAACAAGAGTTGGAACATTGGCGCCTGATACTAGAATGCGAACTCACCCATTTGCCTAACCTGAAATACATCATTGCGTTGGGTAATATGGCGCTAGAGGCATTGACCCTGAATAAGGGCATCACGCAATTTCGTGGTAGCGTGATACCGATCAACGTCGGTGGCCGTAGAGTGCAGGTGATCGCTACATACAACCCTGCGCATATATTGCGGGAACCTAAGCTAGAAGTTGTGTTTCGTATGGACTGCAATAAGCTGAAGCGGTTGCAGAAGGGCGAGTTCGATGCGCCAGATATACGTGCTATCATTAATCCTAGTTATTCTACTGTGCTCGATTATATTCGTTCACTTAATGCAAGCGACGAACCCATAGCACATGACATAGAGACGATAGCCGACGAGACCGCATGTGTTGGTCTAGCGAATAGCAATAGTGAGGGCATCTGTATAAACTTTCGTAGTCAGTCTGAGAATACGTATAGCTTGGTCGAGGAACGCAACATTAGGCTAGCGTTGCAGGAATTGCTTGGTAATAAGAACAAAGCCTTTGTCGCACAGAATGGGAACTTCGACGCATACTGGATGCATTACAAGGATAGAATACGTGTGCATGGTTATTGGTTCGATACTATGCTGGCGCATCATCTACTCTATCCTTCGTTACCTCATAATCTAGGTTTCATCACGGCTCAGTATACCGATTATCCGTATTATAAGGATGAGGGTAAGGAGTGGAGGGATCATGGTCATATAGACGATTTCTGGCGCTACAATGTGAAGGATTGCTGCATTACACGTATCGCAGCATTCAGGATGTTGGATGAATTGAAAGCGCAGAAGCTAGACGACATATTCTTTGGGCATGTAATGAAATTACAGCCGCATCTCGTGCAGATGACGGTTGGGGGAGTTCTCTGTGACACAGAACTTAAACAGCGGATCAGCGATGGACTTAGAGACAGCGTTAGCGCTGCAAGAGAAGTATGCCAATCGACGGCGCGCGAGGCTACTGGGCTTGTCGATTACGAATTTAATCCACGCTCTCCACGCGATCTCGGAAAACTGTTCTTTGCTGACCTACGACTGGTCGGCAGAGGAACGTCTACTGATAAAGAGAATAGAGACCGAATGCGCAAGCATCCGCGAACCAGTATTGCAGCTAGAGCAACAATTGAGAGCATTGACCGATATCTATCAGACGCTAAATTTCTCTCCACCTATGCCAATAGTCGTATCGACGACGACAACAGGTTCCGATGCGAGTATAAGCAGACAGGAGTTCAATCCGCTCCAGGTAGGCTGAGTAGTGCTACAACTATGTGGGGTAACGGTCTGAACATGCAAAATATACCGGAGTCGGCGAAGGGAATGTTCGTGGCAGACCCCGGTTACGTGTTCTCATACTATGATATGTCGCAGATCGAGGCACGCATAGTTGCATATCTTGCTGACATAAATAAGTGGAAGGAACAGTTTGAAAAGGCTAGACTCAATCCGGGTAGCTATGACGCACATCGCGCTCTGGCTGCGGAGATGTTTAGGATAGCCTACGATGACGTTCCCAAGACAGACTACTTACCCAATGGCGAGCGCACGTTGCGGTTCATCGCCAAGCGGTGTCGGCACGGTCTCAATTATAGGATGCAACCCGACAGACTGGCGACCGCTGCGGGGCTACCTATCCAAGAGGCAGAGGCAGCTTTCCGCGCATACCACTACGCAACTCCCGAGATCATGCGATGGTGGGATGACCTTATTGCCTTGGTTCGACGGGACCGGGCAATTACTAGTAGTGGTTACGGAAGACGATGGCTACTACTAGAGCGGTATAACGATACTGCGCTCGATAGCATAGTCGCATTCGAGCCGCAAAGTATCAATGGCGATCATACGGCTAGCGTTATTTACAAATGTCACAATGATCCATTGTGGCCGCGTGATGCTCGTATGTGTATCAATATACATGATGCCAATATCGCTATCCACCGTGAGGCGGATGGCGAGTTGGTGCGTAGCATTATGCGTAAGTATGCCGAAGCACCGATAATGATAAATAGTATTAGGAATAGGCTAGCGGGTATTGAGAAGCCCGACGCATTGATTGTGCCTGCTGAATTTGGTATAAGTAAACCAGATGCAGAGGGCGTGCATCGTTGGTCAACTATAGAGAAAATCAAATGACCGAGCAAGAACGTATTTTCGACTGCATAGCGAAACTAGAGAACTGCAAGATGCTACCAAATCAACGCCGTATATTGAGTAGTCAGTATATGGTGCCGAAGGAGGTAGTCGATCTAGCACTAGACTTGCTGTATATTAAGGTAGCGCCCGTGGAGAGTAAACATAGGTAGGAGAGAGTGTCGTGAAGGAGAAGATTGTAGCTCGTTGGCTCGATCCAGAAAGGGCCGCTGATTATCTAAGTGTTCGTGTAGACCAACTCAGTCGTATGCTGAAAGCGGGACTAATTCCGAAGCCTCATTACATGCTGGGGCCGAGGAAGCCTCGCTATGATCGCCTGGAATTAGATGCTATGACTAACGACAGCAGTAGCTCTATAGATGCGGCGTTCCAAGAGGCGATTGAAAATGGCGCAACGGATACACGTCGTCAGGCGGAAGCTCGCAGACGGAACGGTGAAGGTCTACACGTATCAGCGAACTCGCAATCTACCAGAGCGCGCCACTAATGTAACTCCATATGAGTTACCTGAGCCGGGCACTGTGCAGCATTTGATTAACGCATATAAGCACAGTGTCGAGTGGTCTACGCTCAAGGGTATTACACAGCAAAGCTATGCACGCTATTTACGTGTATGGGAAAATCCACTATTAGCCAAGATCAATGTCGTTGATATTACACGGCGCCAAATTCGAACATTGCGTAGTGACATAGCACGTAAGCGTGGCATATCTACTGCTAACGTATTCGTGCGTGTCACTGCGGCGTGGTTCAAATGGATGCTAGCGAATGACTGGCTAGAGTTTTCGCCGACCTCGCGTATTGATCCACTACCCGGTGGCGGCTCTTATCCAACATGGACTGACGCGCAATTCAACCACGCCGTTAGCGTATTTCCAGAGCATCTACGTAAAGCTATTATATTGGCACGGTATACGGGACAACGACGCAGCGATCTAATCACTATGCGGTGGTCCGATTATCGTGATGATGTATTTATCATAAAGCAACAGAAGGGTAGAAAGGGTAGCGAACCAGTAGTGTTGCACGTCCCAGCGCATTTCATATTGCGAGAAGAATTGGCTAGGTGGCGTATTGGTGCGCGGTCGGTATTCGTGTTGACGACGGATCGCGGCGTGCAATGGAACCCTACCTATCTATCTCGACTAATTGGCGATGCAGTGCATAAGGCTAACCTGCCGCCTAAATTGAATTTACATGGATTACGTTATCTAGCAGCGACTACGCTCGCTCAAATTGGTTGCTCTCCACACGAGATAATGGCGATCACCGGACACAAGACCTTGGCAATGGTTCAACACTATACCGACAAGGTATCGCAGCAACGATTAGCGCAACAGGCGATGGACCGTTTCGAGAGAACGCCGTCTTTTACCGGGGTCACTCGTATATACAAACCTGGAAAAGATGAGTAATATCAACGATCGCGACAGTCCAGCAGACAGTATACACAGCCAATGAAATCAATATGTTACCGGCCGATTTTTTGGGTTTCGATCTTTCACCACGTATCTACAGCCGAATGGTGAAACGGTGGATATTTCGGGTGCAGTAAATGAATTACCGAAGCCTTGTCAAAGAGGACACATTCATAGGCCGTTACCTCGGATATATGGAAAGCCAAGAGACGGCCTACGCATATGACTTCTGGTGCGCGCTCTGGTTACTGAGCATTACTGTTGGCCGTATTACGATAGTCGATAGACCACGAGCGCCTGTGTTCATGAACTTGTATGCCGTGCTGGTCGCCGAGAGTGGCGTCACACGCAAGAGTTCGGCGATCAGGGAAGTGCAGAAGATCGCGCATAGGTTGTTGCCGAGTGACGCGACGATAGGATTGTTGGAAGGTAAACTTACACCGGAGAAATTAGATAATGTCCTCCACGAACGCACAATCGAGCATAGAGTTGGGCAACTCGCCATTGCCATTAGCGAGCTTGCAGTGTTCCTTGGTATGGAGCGATACACCGCAGCTATGCCCGCACTGCTTACGGACCTCTACGACTGTCCTTCGTCTAGAAAGGGAGGCGGTTCACTATATCGTGGAGGTGTTAGCCAAAGCGGTATATTTATATCCTTCATTAGCGCATCTACTCCAAGCTGGCTACTACGCTCAGTTAATCCAAACGTCATCGAGGGCGGATTTACCTCTCGATGTATGTTTGTTGTGTCTGACGAGCCTAAGCGACGCATTGCGTGGCCTAGTGCTGAGGGCGTTGACAATGCCTCCAGTGATGCAGCTAGCACCCGTCTCGTAGAGCAGCTTGAGGGTATTAGACGACTAGCGCAGGACAATGCGCGGATCACGATTAACGAGACAGCGCTACGTGTATTTAGGCTATGGTATGGTAGACGTAAACCGAGTAGTGACGCATATAGAGCGAGCTTCGAGAGTCGTGAGGATGCTCATATATTGCGGGTCGCGGCGTTTCTCTGTATTAATGACGGTAGCTGGATCATACAGGCGCCGCATCTCAAAGTCGCTATTCGGATCATAGACGAGATTAAACAAACGTCTGCGAAACTATTCAACCATGAGGCTGAACGCTCGAAAATAGTAATGGGTATCGAGGCGGCGCGTGGTGTGTTGCTTGCTAACGAACTCGACCCGATGCCTAGAAGTAAGCTTTGGTTGAAGTGTCGTAATCATCTAGACCATGCCGAGTTCACGGCGATGCTTGATGTGTTGCACGAGATCGGCGCTATTCAGCGGTTCGTTATGAAGCATGATGGTGCGGGTAGACCTATCGACCTCATACGTGCTACGAAACTGCTAGCCGGTCGTGGATTGATAGAGACACTAGCAGAGAGGTTGGTCTAATGGCTGATGAGTTACGCTACGAGGTTACGTTTCTTACTGGTCCTCCGGGCCATGCAGACTCGGATACCTACCAATTTGCAACCTTGAAAGAAGCGCGCAAATGTTTGCGCAATAGCCGAGAAAATCACGATCCATATTTTCGCTGGTCGAAGATCGTTGATCTTACGACGGGGGAGCAAGTTTCTGTTTAGTCGCGGAACTGAGTCGAGTTCTTAGACCAATCTATCTCGCGTGAGCCAACGTCTATCGGTTTCCCTGCTAGCTGGCTTAGGCGTTTATTGAGTTCAGCGATACGCTGAGCTACCAAATGATGCCGGTCGTTGATTTGCTGCGTAAATTCGTTAGACTTCTGTCGTCGCTCTGCCTCGGTGTCACGTGTATTCACGAGGTCGTTGCGCTGCTTCTCTATATCGTGGATTTCTTTCATTAGTCGATTGTTGATATTATCGCCGTAGCGTTTTACCTCGAAATACATTTGCTGCACGGTCGGATCGCTAGATATCTTCTTCTCGCCGAGTCCTGACAACTCCACGCCACCCTTACGTGTGAAACCCTCATTACGTATATCGGACGTAGCGGTAGGCGCTATCTCGTTAATGACGCGCAGCCTATTTTGGTTAGCCTCAATGAGTGGTGTGCTAGACGATATACGTCCCTGGTTGCTCCATATCGTGTTATTGAACATCGGGTTCTGGTCGCGGAAGTGTTGACCTAGATTGTCGATAACTGCGTGCCATGCAGCACCAGCACCATCGCGGTTATAGGCTGAGATACCACGATTTGCAGTCTCTCCTATGCCACCAGCAATTCCCATAACACTAGACAATATATGCATCGGTATCGAGTTGGTATCTAGTGGTTCGCCGCTACCTGCCTGGTTTGGGACACGGGATCGTGGCTCTATGTTACGTGCGAGTGTCGGCATACGGCCATGTGCTAGATCACGGATTATATCCTCCGGTCTAGCATCCCACTGTTTACCTGCTGCATTGAGTAGTGTGTTACCAATTTGGCCTATTGACGTATAGGGATCGACAGCTTGCCCTAGTCCATGTAGTGCCGACGTAACTGCGTAGTTGGATACGTGATGCGATAATATGTCGCTGAGTGTATGGTAAGCTCGCTGGAATGACGGTTCGTCGTGTCGTGCATCCCATGCACCTGTCGCGTGTCCCATGAGGTCTTGGATAATGGGCCATTTCCAGCGCACGTTCTGCGGTAATGAGAGTTGCTGATATTTAGTTGGATCATTGGGGTCGGTATAATAGACGGGACCAGTAGCACGCTGCGTTGTAGACATGAGATCATGCAGATGATGCAGTGCGCCGGGAACATGCATCGCTGAGTAGAGTGAACCTGCACCGAGTAGCGTCATATTAGCGATATGTGACAGCGGCGTTGCTACGGGACGCTCTGCCATCGTTCTACCGAATTGTGCTATGTCTTGCGTCGCGGCGTTGACGAATGGCACTCCTTCGTTCGTAAACCGTGCATATGCTCCTTTGCCTCTAATGCCCATGTCACCAGTCAGCCGCCGCGTTTCATAGACTAGTTGCTCTTTGGATATGTTAGGATTATTTCGGTTGAGGCGATAGAAATGTGAGTGCCCCATGTTGTTAACTACTTCGAATGCTTCGTTAACGAGCTTCTTCATACCGACACCATAAGGCATCGTAGCCTGAGTGAATGGATTTTTGGCTCGATATAATCCAGGCGCCATATCGGCAGCGGGATTGCGTGTTATCGCTCCCTTGACACCGGCTTGATATGCGGGAACCTCAGTATGTCCGTAACCTAGTCCACTGGTTATGCCACGTGACCGCATTTCGTGTGTAACAGATGCCTTATATTTATCGAGCATAGCCTGACGCCAGCTATCTACATTTGCGTCACCTGCTATATGGCGTAGCACTTGGTTGCCGTAATTCTTTGCACCGCGTTCTAGACCATTAGCTAGTCCATGCATTGCTAGATTGCCAGCGTCCATTGCACCGGCACCAATCATACCGGGATACTGGTCTAGCGTTACTCTGAGGTTACGACCAGTTGCTCGCTGAAATGCTTTGTCTAGGTAACTACCAGCCATACCTGTTGGTGCATTGATTGGTAGATAGTAACCAGTTCTCACGGCGTTCACGAATGGGAATACCTTACCGCCGATCATCGCTAGTGGTCCGGTAACGCCACGTTGGTAGAAGCGTCGCAACGCCGATATTGATGCATGTGTCATCGTCGGATTACGGTCGAATAGGTCAGCGAAGTCCTTGTTATGAACGTGATATGTCTCTTTACCTCCCGGTCGATATACGTCCCACGTTGCGGTGTCTAATGGTGCGCCTACATCTTTGCCTGTGTAGTCAGTCTTACGGCTGAATAGCGATGCACGCTTCGGGTCCATTATCGAGGCATGTGTATCGGCGTCTATGATACGGCGCTTTAGGGCGTTATTCTCGAATAACTTATATAGCTCTGAGTTATGCTGAGATGCGGCATCCCACGGCGTCGTATTAGGTATCTCGTTACCTAGATATGGTTCTGTCTCGCGTCGTGCAAATGTGTGCGCTATGTTACCTTCTGAGTCTACAGATGGAACATAGTTCGGGTTGATGCGGCGTATTTTAGCGAGTTCGGAACGCGAGAAGCCCATCTTCTCGGCTATGTCGAGATTGCCTAACATGGTAGCACGATAACGATCGGCTATCTCGTTTAGGTGTGGCGTATTCTCCATAGCTGCTACGTTTGCACGTAAATCAGCGTCGGATATATTGTAGAGGCCGGTGCGTGTAGCGCGTGGATCGGGCACCTTACCCTGTTGCATGGATTTGTTGAATAGATCGGTGCGATTATCGAGTGCGCTACGTGACCATAGACCACTATGTAGAACTTGTTGTTCGTCTGGCGATAGTCTACCTATATCACGAGATAACTTGCCCCATGACGGTAGACTGATACCTGTAGCCTCATGCACACCAGTCTCGAACATATTGCCGACACGTGCATTCTGTGACGCTGGATTATTTACGATACCTAGAGATTGTGCTAAATCCTTGTCGGTCTGTGATACGCCTTTCAAGTGTTCTGCGACGACGGCATTACGATCCTGAACGCTAGCCTGGAACCTGCGTAGTGCTTCTTTCTCTGGCGTAATACCAAGTGGTGCAGGCGGTTGATCGCCCATCTTGAATGTCTGCGCCGGATCACCAGCCTCACGTAATGCTTGCGCATCTTTGAATGCTTGTGCATCGCGAACATAGCCAGGACGCTCAACGGCACGAGCTAGTCCAGGTATACGTGTATGGTATTTGGCAGCAAGTCCCGCTGCAATGAGTGCCGCTAATCCACCTAATACGTGACCACCAGTTATCGAACTCTCGCCACCCTCTACCTCACCTTGCGTCGTGGTGCCTTGGGTTGGTTGCGCTTGCGTCGGTGTTGGTCGCATAAATAGCGGTAATTGATCGCTGCTAGTGGTGCCGCTGGGTTGCGTCGGTCGCATGAACGCTGGTAGTTGCGGCGGAGTTGGTGAAACAGCGGCGGTTGATACACTGGGTTGCTCACTTTGTCGTGAGGTTTGGCTGTCAGGCGTCGTTTGCATAAACTTGACGCCCTCCTCTATGGCTAACGGCGCCACGGCCCCAATTCCCAGAGGCACGGCTTTCGATGCAATGCCGCCACCCGTTGCTAATGGTGCAACAAAGCTAGCAGGAACTTGCAATACTCTAGGTAATGCTGTGAGAGCGCGAGATGGTAGAGGAACGCCTAACATACCGCCGACTGCATTACCGCCACGAACTACTGCTTCTTCTGCGGCGTTCTGTGGATCGGGTTGCATAAATTGCGGCATTACAGCGGTAGCGCGGTCTATCGAACCCTCGTATGCCTTACTCCAATCATCTATAAATTGTGGCTTAGGCGCAGATGGTTGTGGAGCTATCCCTAGTTTACCGCGAACATAATTCGTGGCAGCGTCGAATGGCTTATTAGCTAGATCGAGTAGATTGCCGATACCACTGACGTTGCCCGTTATAAAGCCCGGTAACGAGGATGTTTGCGCAGCTACATCGGGTGGCGGTGCAAGGAAATTAGCTAGAGCGCCAGGAGCTAGGCTTTTGGCTAATAGACCGGGATAACGCACTATCGACGCGAGAGAGTAGGGGTCGGTAGGTGGCGGTATTACAGGTGGATCGAGTGGCGTCGTTATGTCGGCCATATTAGTTCACGGGATATGCCTGACCAGTCTTACCAACTACCCATATCTTACCTGTTTTCGGATCGTGGCGAACATCGAGGTTGCCCTTAGCCTTAATATCGGCGATTTTCTGTCGCACTTCTGGGGACGCAGTTGAAGCACCGCTCGTTATCGCATCTGATACTTGTTTGCGGACAGAGTTACCTTGTTCAGTGTTAGGTAACGGAACACCAGCACTACTCGGTGCACTAGCGGGAGTATCGCGTTGCGCCATCGGTAGATCAGGCACCGCTCCTCTAGTTTGCGTTGACGTATCTCCGCCGCCTACATGACCCGGCTGTGTTCCGTCGCCACCACCGGCGCCCGGTTTACGATCTTTATATCGTTGTAGAATATCATAGGCTTCTTTCTCAGATTGCCGCTTGAACTTAATATCGGCGTTTGCATCATGAATAGTTATTTCGCCGCCGCCACCGCCACTAGCCGCAGCCCGTGCATTAGAGCCGGCTTCCTTAATCTTGGCAGCTTGCACCATCGGCGGATCACCGTATTGTAGAGCCGGACCACCGGGCAATACCTTGCTGAAATAGTCAGTCGGCATCTGTATTCCGCCAGCCAATGCGCCTTGTGCTCCCTTACCCAATAAGTCTACCATCTTAGCCGTATTCATTCTAGACGACCAATCGTTGAATGGTCCCGCTGCATTAGGGTCCATACCTGCAAACGATCCAGCGGTTGCCGGATTATTCGCCGCGAAACCTATAGCACCTGGATTGTCGTTACCGAGACGCATAACGTCTATAGCGTTCTTGGCGTTATTTTCGGCTATCTTCGCGGCTACCTGATGATAGGCAAACATACGTTGCTGGCCGAGTTGGTCAGCATAATTGGAGTTGTCGATAGAGTGTTGCGCCTGAGCACCGATCAGTGTCGGTAGCGCCATATATGATTTACGTTCGGGGTTGGCTAAGTCAGCCGCCGCCTGAACTTCGGTAGCGTATGGCTGGTCTGCCTTAACGTTCCAGCCGATAGGTGAATTAGTCTCTGCCATGTTACCTCACGACGGCCACAACTTACCAGCGCCGAAACCTATATCTTGTTTCGAGTAGTCGGTGCTAGATTTGCCGCTGCTGCCGAAACCTAATGACTTATACAAATCAGTGCCACTCTTGACTAGGTTCTCGAAGCCCTTGCCTGCATTGGCTATTTGATTAGATTGGAAGTTGCTATCTACGACATTCTTCGCAGCCTGTCCCGATGCCAACGTATTTGCATTAACCATACCCGGCACGTTACCCGCAGCGTCACTCGCCGCCTTGCCACCTTGCGCCGCTCTATATGCCGCTAGATTAGCGAGTGTTTTGTTGGTGTCGTCTGTAGCAACGCCAGGATAGTTGAACGACGGTGTAGCGTTGGCATTCAGCGTCGAATATTTGCCCAACAAGCTCGCCATATTATCGCGGTTGATTGATCCTGCGTTAGTGTAACCTGCGATCGTGCTATCTATGATCGACTTGCGTAGGCCGTCTGCGCTCTCACGTTGTAGTTGCGACAACACGGGACCAGCGGAAGTTCCCATGCGTGCATATTGTCGTAGCGTGTCAGCTACGAGAGGGTCTTGCACCGCTCGATTAGCGTTTGTAGTTCGCTCAATTAGCGCACCCGTTAATCCGCCCGGTGTCATGGGATTATAGGCGCGGATAGCACGCATTGCGGTATCAGATGCATCACTCGCAGTCAGTGAGCGTGAGAGTGCATCTTGGTTCGCAGTTTGCGCCGTCCGCATGTCGGTCGTATTACGCGATATATCAGCGAGCGCCTGTGAGGTAGCTTGTTGCTGCGGTAATGCGCCGAGTGTCGTAGTCCACTGATTAGTGTAGGGATCGTATTTCTGTGTCGTGCCTAGTGAGTCGCCGTAACCAGCCGTCGAACGCTGCAACGCGATTGCATTGAGCATTGCTTGATATTGTTGCTGATCTCTGGCATTCTGTAGATTAGCGCCCGTGTAGTCAGCCGCTTGTTGCGCGCTACGTGTATTAGTATTGAGTGCGCTATATACGCCAGCGCCAGCACTCGCGACGGCAGCAGCGGCGGCAATTGCTGAGAAGGCCATTAGACGTTACCTTCTTTACATTTCTTTACGTATATGCGTTCCATCAACTCGAAACCCAATGTCTCGAATATCGGTTTCGTATGATAGACTTCGCGATACGAATTATGTATCTCTTTTATTCCTAATGCTATCAACTGAGGCTCTACCGCAGCGAACAACTGTCGGCCTAGACCCTGCCCTCGATAATCTCGTGATACGGCAAACGTGTCACAATGCGCTGTCATTAGGCCACGATGTTTTATATTGTTGGTCAATAGATAGAGCGCCGCTGCCACCATCTTACCATCATCGCGGCCAACAGTTAGATGGAGGACGCTATTAATATCAAGCCGAGTATAAGCATCCCAATTGAAATCCAGAGGAATGTGGCCGCTATTCTCTGGCGAATTATCCCAGTATTCGTAGACGAATTTGCCGTATTCCGTTTGTATTTCTCGGAATGACTCACGAGCAAACGTAATCATTAGAATGCGCCTACGGTGCCTAGACCACGCTTCTCATTCTGGTTTTGCGCTAGTGTAGGATCAAGTGGTGCGTCGCCTACACCACCCGGCGTTGTTGGTCCGCCTGAGTTAGCGCCTTGCACGCTACCACCCTGATTAAGCAATGTCTGCAAGTCGGCGAACTTCGTGTTGCCGAGCGAGCTACGTATGTCGCCGCCTAGTGTTCCTATCTGACGGCTGGCTAGATCATGCGCTCCACTTACATATGTATTGGGATCGAAGCCCTCTAGAGCGCCAGGGTTCATATTCCCGACTGTGGTATGAGCACGCGAGATATAATCGCTTAGTGCTTGCCTATCTTTGTCTACGATACCCGAGCCTATGCTACGGACCTGACTTTCGGCGGCTGTCTTGCTGCCTGATAGTGCATCGAGCGCTGCCTTATAACCAAATTCGTTAAGGGTTCCGCGCTTGTTGGCGTTCTGTAGCTGCGACGATAGCGGGTCGAATTGTGAGCCGAGGATTTCACCTACATATGGGTCTATATTGCTATAATTAATGGCAGTGTCGGCATACGTCGAAGGTAGCAGCGATGTAAGGGAGTTGTCGGCGCGTGTTCTGGCACCTGTCGATATGTTATTGAGAATAGATTGACCTAACGTTGGCGAGAATGCTGCCATTGGATTTGGATCGAGGTCTTGCACACCTTGGCGAGCGGTATTGAGCGCCGGTATAATGTCCGATTGCATATACTTATTGGGATCGAGACCCTGTTGGGTAAAATAATTAGTGATATTGCTGAGGCCTGTATCGTAGGCACCTTGTAGTCGTGTATCGAATGTTGACTTAGCCGATGCCTTGTCTGCTGCGGCTTGAGCTACGGCGGCGTCACTCGTTGCTTTCTCGCCAGCTTGACGTTGCGATATTTCGGCATTGAGTTCGTCTTGTGCATTCGTATAATCTATCTGCCCAGTGTTATAGTTCATCGTGCCACCGGGTTGCTGCACGAAAGTCTTACCACTCACCGGATCAGTGAGCACAATTGGCGGCACTATCTGTGGCGCTGCTCCACCACCTCCGCCACCCTTACCACCACCACCACACAATCCACGAAACTCTAAGTGCGAAATAGCGCCCGGTGTCAACATCACACAACGCCCCCAGGTCGAGAATACTTGTATATTACGCCAAACCGCTCAAATCCTAGTCGGCGGTAGAGTGCATCTACGCCCACCGAGTTTATGCTAGCAACGTCGCCAGTCTGCACATGCGTTACGTTATGCACATCATATGCCCACTTGATGAAGGCTCGAACCAACATGCTAGCGAGTTTAGCACGTGACGGTGTTCCTTCACGCACATACAATGCATACTCGTTAGCTAGTAGACGTGGGCTGAAAAAGAATGAGTCCACCTGACCTATCATCACGCCGCAATACGTCTCGTTGTCATCCATTGCCATATACTTGAACCATGTTGGTGCGGCTATCATATGCAACGTAGACCGCTTTATATGTTCATAGTCGAATGGTATATCGCGGAATGAGCCGAGAGTGTGTAGCTCTTTAGCCAGCGCTATAGCGTATCCCATATTCGATTGGTCAATGGGCACTATTCTAGACATTCATTTAAGTTGTCGTTCTACGGCAATCATGCGTGCTTCGATTGCTTCCATACGTTCGGTTAACGGCACTACTTCCGCTTTCGACTTAAGGATTTCAGCGTCTACGTAACCTTTCGGTGCCGCATGATTTGGGTCCGTCGGCATAACAGGCGGTAGATCAACTGGTGTTGGTTCCGGTGGTTCGGGTGGAAGTGGCGCAGGATCAGGTATGTTACCGTCATCTAGCCACGCTAAATATTCCTGATAGTCGCGGTTAGCGGGATCATCAGGAATGTGCGCGTTGTCAGCCACACGCAGGATTGTGTGTTCGTTCGCTGTGAGTTGGTATTCTGCCATGTTTACCTCTAGAGGTCGGCGCTGACTGTATATGAGAAATTCAATATGGTGCTCGTCGTCGCAACAGCGGCCCCTTGTGCATAGCCATCTCTGGGTGTCCACATTGTTAGTGTCGCACCGGTGAGGTTGCTGCTGGATGCGGTGTTAGTAATGACCGCCGTTGGAATAGCACGCATCATCACTGGTAGACTAAACGGCACAGCGTAGTTATAGCCAGCTTGATGATAAGTTACCCCAATTACCGTTCCCGTGGCAAAGAACCTTTGCGCTTTCGCTAAGTCCTGCTGCGGATCGGGCTTCTCCAGCGGCGTCATTATGCTGCTAACTTCGAGTTGCACACCCCATAGTTGGATGGTGCCAGACTGCACACCAACGTTACCGGCGCGTGCAGCATTGGTAGTGCCAGATGAATACCAGAGGTTCAGCGTTGTTGAATGATCTCCAGCAGTGCCAAGTGTCTTACCGGCAAGACTAGCTAGTGTGAATGTGAGAGTGTAGCGTGCCCACGTCGTCGTCACCGCAACCGATTGACCGTTGTTGAGCACTGCGGCGGATGGCGAACCACCCGTGCCGAATATCTGATCTATCGAAACACCAAGGCTTCGCGGTGCAGGTGCTTGCGCATAGAAACTAACGGTAACCGTCTTACCTGCCAGTCGTCGCACATCTTCGATTGGGTGCAAGAATTGCGTTCGTGCCGCTGCACCTGCCGTGCCGGTGAAAGCATTTGCACATGAATAATTAGCTGCCTCATCACCGATCTGGGTGCGGTCGGCGTCTGCGAGTTGCTGCCGTGTAACCGACGCCGTATCAGTCGAGAGGAACAGAGTCCACCTATCGAGCGTGTATCCGTTAGCAGTAAATGGCCCATTACCACGTTGCGCTATGTTAAACAGCGGGTTCATTACGAGATTGCGCCCGACGTTATTCAGCGCCGTCCCGGTCGCCGCTTGCACAAAACTCGTTGTCGAAAGTGACGTATCGTTATCTCCGACTACGGGATTTGGGGCTGTCGGATTACCGATGAAATTAGGCGAATTTAGTGGAGCATACGCTGTGCTCGTGCCAACTGTTCCATTGATCCACTTCGCTCCATCCCACGACCACACGACGCCATTGGGTCCGAGATAAGTAGTGCCGAGTGTCGGTGAGTTGGGGAAATCGAGCATGTTATAGGTCCGCCGATGCGGTGTAGACTGACGTGAAATTAGCCGGTCCCGCTGCGGTTGCTGTTACATAGACACCAAAGCTGTGTGCATCTCCACCTCCACCGACAGCAATAGCGGAAGCGTTGGTATAAGTAGTCCCGGTAAATGCTATTGATGGGTAAGCACGCATCGTTGTGTTAAAGCTGACAGTGCAGCCTATAAATGCACCGGCTCCTGGTGTTCCGATACAATAACAGAAGCCAGTGGTGTAAAATCGCTGGCATTGCTGCAACTGCTGCACCGGATCGGGCTTCTCCAATGGCGTTGGTTGCGTCTGACCGGGTTGCGCTATTTCAAGCTGGACGCCCCAGAGTTGGAAGGTGCCGGATTGCACACCGATATTGCCAGCGCGGTTAGCTTGTGTAGTGCCAGAGGAAAACCAGAACTCAATCGCGGTGCTATCGTCTCCGGCTGTTCCTAAAGTCTTGCCAACAGCTGACGGCACGGCGAACGTCACACTATAGCGCGCCCACGTGCCGATAATCGTAACCGGCTGACCCGTCATAAATACATTTGCTGACGGTGAGCCTCCAGTGCCGAAGTTCTGCCACAACCCAATACCGATTTTCGGTGTGCCCGCAGTATATCGCCCATAGAATGACAATATAACCGTCTTGCCTGCTAGTCGGCGCACACCTTCGATGCGTTGTGTCAGTTCTGAGTATGCTGCCGCTCCTGCATTTCCGGTAACAGCAACGTTCATACAGTAGGTAAACTGCTCGTCTCCCAACTGCGTCCGGTCGGCATCGGCCACCGCCAATTGTGCAGCAGTCGTAGTGTCGAGATTGAGCGCCAGCGACCAACGATCGACAGTGAATGCGAGCGTCGTCCACGGACCAGCACCACGTTGCGCCACATTGAACATCGAGTTGTGCAGCTTATTCCGCCCGACGTTATTCAGCGTCCCTGCAACCGCGTTATCCGTATATAACTGCGACGTGCTCTCGTTATGCGTCGTTACCCACTGCACACTGTTGGTATCATTATAGCGAACATACATCTGTCCGCCGAGACTATCCCACCATAGCGCACCGGGAACCGCAGTCGGCGCCGTGTCACTAATTAGTGCACCACCCGGAACACCGCTCACTGCGCTATCTACATACGCCTTATTAGCGACATCACTCGCAACTTGCGGCGCGTTTACGATGCCATGAATAGGGAAACCGCCCATGTCGATTGGGCCGTGCATCGTATCGCCGACTGTCGGTAGATATGGACCACCTGCGCTATCTACGTCAGCTTTAGTTAGTGTAACGATACCGATACGTGTATTGAACGACGCAACGCCACCCGTGCTACTGATGATCTTATTATCGACATATTGCCGAGTAGCAGCCTGCAAGTTAGTCGTGGGATCAGCGGCTAGCGTAATGGGACCGAACATCGTGCCGCCGGTAAACGGCAGATAGCGATCCATATAGTTATATGTTAAATCCTGCCAACCGTTAGACGTAAATTCCTGCATCCTATTCATAGACGTAGAGAAATAGAGATCGCCGAGTGTAGCTGGTTGTCCTAATGGATCGAGTGTTGGCGCCGACGCTAGTGGACCATAATATGTGCCACGAAAATTATCCCACCACGTCTTAGAATTGAGTGCGCTAGTAGCCGAATAACCTGCCTGCGTGGTAGCCGTATTAGCCGACGCTAGTGCATTTGCCTCGCTAATATCGGCAGCATCGGCACTCGCTTTCGCCTGCAATGCATAGTCAGCCGGAACATTAGTTGCATTGGTCCAATATGTCGGATTGTTAGTTCTATCCTGTGCAAACGTCGTAGGATATGCTGCACTCGTATGCGATACCATACATTGCCGCATACTAGAGTCCGTAGGGTCGAGCAACACCTGACCAACGGTATATGTCGTAGCGTTAGTCCACGCTCCTGCGAAATTCGGTATCGCGAGGAACTGCGCCATTGCGCCGTCGATAATGTCCATGTCACCATTGATAGCTTGGTCCCACGGTATGCTATCGAATGGTGGCTTGCTCAATCTGAGGAACGGAGTAAGGGCCACTATGCTATCTCCGAATAGTGCCGCGTAGATATGCGAGTGATATACTAACGAACTTCAGCGGCTTCTTCACACTGCCGCTAAACCGTAGTTTCATGAGCTTGAATTTCAGCGGCCATGCATACACTCTCTCATCACTAGTCCGTCGGCCACCGCCATACGGGAAGTTACCATACGGCACGTTACCGTAACCTGCACCGTCGCCACCTACGAAATTGGCGTCTAGCATCGGCGTATCGGCGCCCGTCTGCTTATCCATATACAAATTATCGGCATATGCACGCGCTCGAAATTCAGCACTACCTTGTGTATCTATCGCCATATACCGCGTTGCCTTGGTATCCATACGCTTATTGAAGTCAGCCCACGGTAGTTCCCAATCGAAGTTGACTGCTACTCCGCTGCCATCTGCGTTATGGTCTACATCGTTAACGTAGTCGGCGATACTTGTGTCATCATCGAATGCATATGAATAGAGCTTGTTCTTGTTAGCAAATATAATGTTCTGTAGCGCAGTCCTGCATCCCGCTTGCCATACCCATCCACGTAATCTAGCCCACGCATGAACCTTCAATTCACTGATCGCGGTATATGAGAAACCCACCGTTTCCGTAATGTTGCCGCCGCTATCAAATACCGGCACGAACAACATATAACGGAAATGCCGCATATCGTAGACGGCAAACACATATTGCTGTATCTGCGCTGCACTTAGGGGCTGTATGAGCGGCGTCAATATAGGGTCAATAAGCTGCGAGGCTCGCGTCGGTCGTAGCGTATTGAACAACGTAATCCGCTGTATGCTATTGACGCCTATATTATCTGTGAAGAATGTATCGTCACCTACGCTAATTAGCGAGCGGTGCGTGAGACAGCCAAATTCCTCAATGAAGCCGTCATCGGTGGGTGTATGGACCGACGGCGAGCCTGTGTAGACGCCGAGATTGACTGGTAATACTCCGCGTTCGAAGGTAACGACCAACTTATCTCGATATGCGACAAGTCCGGTGATCGTGGCACTACCAAGGCTAACTCGTGGTCCGAGGTCGAGCGCAATCGAGTCATTGGGGGCTGTGTCTCCCGGCCATGTGCCACTCGTGTCTTTGGCACTTACATATATAGACGTAGGAGCCGCTGGAATACCGGCCATAATCATGTATTCGCCATGTGTGCAACATAGCGAACCAATTGGCGTATTGATGTTCGTCAACGTGCCCAAGTCTTGCAGATATTCCAACAACATATATTGTGGGTTTGTCGGCTTACCTGCAATGATTAGCGGCTTATGCACGCCATCGCACATAATGAGGTCGCTATTGAATATAGCGAATGTGCAGAAGGTGACATTAGACCACGGAACAACTGTCCCGATCTTCATAGCGGTCACGACACCAGCGCCATCTGACTTCGTAATCAGGCCACTCTTTTGCACTGCTATAATAAACTGATTGAAGTATACACAGTTCACTATATCGCTAACGTCGCCGCCTACCTGCAACCGTGCCCGTAAACGTGTTCCGTGTCGCACACTCAAGGCGCCATCTAGACCACGCTCGATATTATCTAATATCTTGGCATATGTAGGCTTCATATTGAGGTCGGTATCGGCGACGTTCAGACCACCCTCGAAGCTCCGCACCGTCGTCGTCACCAAATTAGACTGCGGCTGTTTACCGCGTGGATCAGCCGATGCGTGTTTGCGATACACTAGGGCACCATCCACCATTCGCCCGGTATCTGCGACTGTCGAGCATCGAGCGGCAACGGTTGCTGAGCATAGCGAGACTTAACCTGCACCCTTCTCTTTACGGCTAGCATCTCATACTTAGTCACCTGTGCGGGAACGGTGCCGTCATCGACGCAATACATCCACGCTGCGCCATACGTTAGCAGCAGCCTATCTAGATTAACGGTGTCAGCCTCAGCTAATGGCAACTTCGGTCGCTGCCGTGCCCATATGACTATGTTACCGGCTGACTCACTAGGCCACGCTCGCAACGGTCGATTAGCCGTCGTGTAATCTGGCGAAATGAACCTCAATCCACCGCCAGTTAACGTTGTCGGATTGATGCCCGGTGGCAATTCCTGTAACCGTCGATTATCTCCCTCGGGCCACACAAACGCTATGTCACCATACTCACTAATAGGTCCAAGTGGTCCTATCAAATCGCTCGATATGCGTCCCGTAGTGCCGTCTAACGCGACCGTGAAATAGGTCATGTAGTCGGGCCACCACATATCCTCAAATTCCATCAGGAAAGCGTCCTGCACGAATTGACGGATGATGCCCGCACTATATAGCTGTGTCGCTACGCCAGGAACCTGCGACAACTCGGTAATTACGTCAGATACAATATCTTGAACGGTCGTTTGCATTGCTATACTCTGAGAAAGTAGGCACCGCTACCATCGGGAGGGAGGAAACGACCTCAATAGCGGTGCCCATAGAGTTAGCTCGCGAAGTGTGGGAGTCCCATCAGCCCACCGCGACCTGCTGCATTAACATCGTTAATGAAATCGAATGTAGCATCAATGGCAGTCGTGCCGTTTGGCGTTGTCGTTGGCGTATACATACCACGAGGGTCGGTCGTTACAGCGGTTGCTGGATCAACCAAACTAGCAGCTTGCAATGTTCCAGCCGCAGCAAGAACACCATTCGCTACCTCGAACTGACACCTGATAGCTCTATATGGTAGACCGAATTTCGCACCGCTACCGACGTTAACAGTAGTTGCAGCTGTCGTTGTGGTAACGACCATATTTCTGATCGTCTTGAATGCCTTGTTACCAGCGACGGCAACTGCACCAGCTAGCGTAAACGACTCGCTGATAGGCTGACCGAGATAGTCCCATCCATTGATGACGACTGGCGACGTAGCGGCACCACTCGCAATGACCGAGATATTGCGACCATACGTCTCGGGAAACTGCGCTACATTAGTCAAGTCGAATGTCGCCGCTGCTGCTACACTGAGCGCCGTAGCAATCAACGTAGCATTAGCGACAACCGGCGTGCCGAATGAAATGCGAGTTGCGCCATTGTAGTTTACGTCACTGCTATATTGCATAGCAGGCACATACTCGTTTACACGAATAGGAAAGAATGATGGATTGGTCATTACGTTAGGCATGACGTGTTATCCTTCTAGAGCTTCGGCAATTCCGCCTGTCATCGGACGGGGCCGGTTACGTGTTTTGCGCTCGACTATCTCTTTCGGACTTAGTGAATAATGGTCTGGTATGACTTCGCCAGTCTCCATATCCACTAGACGCGGCTCTTGTAGAACGCCGATACGTTGTAGCTGTTCTGTGTCGTCAGCCGCAACGAATATCGAGTGTCCTTGTGGGAAGTAGACAAAGTATCCGTCGTCGAATTCCTCCCACCGCTGTGCCATCTTCCGAGTGATAATCTTACGCTCGCCATTCGCACCGTTGACGATCTTCACGTCCTCGGTGATATCGGTGACTTGGCGACGGAATTTACCCGTTACTTTCTCTGCCTGAAATTCAGGCTTGGGATCGAGTGGCATCACAGTTTCTCTATAATTATAGTAGCGGAAGCACCCTCTACCGAGTTCAGCAAGCGAGTTACATGTGGCTTCTGACCCAATGCAACCAGTCGCCCGATTTCGGATTGCGTATCGGGATCATCGGTGATGGCGCTCTCTAGGAAATCAGCCGTTGCTGACAAGATTTCTTCTACGTCATTCTTTGGCATCGTTACCTCCCTAATTCGTAACTACGCCATGTGTACGGAACGCTCTCCACAAACACCACTGACCTTGCCATACCACTCGGCTACCTACCGCGTCGGTATTCCACGGCGCCACTAGCTCTTTCACTTTCATATTGACGCTACGGAGCATGTGCAGACGCAGATATGTATCGTTGATAAAATAGGCGTAGTTAACGGGACAATCTTCGTCATACATGATGGGGATGCCGTTGTGATAGCAACCTTCGAAGCCCAAGTCGAACATACGTTTGCCAGACTTACCCTCAGACAACGGAATTGTCAGCTTGTCTCTCACAGCCTGACGATATGTGCGATAGATATTACGGCCAACGAGAATAATCGTCGGCCTGTCTCCCTTGAGCGTAAGGTCCATGAGCACGTCATCGAATACTTCCTCGATATTCGTGCTATCTATCGCTCCGTTAAATACGTAGGCAGATGTGCGCCACTGTGTCTGTGTGGCTCGATTGATGCCGCCGAGAGTTCCAGTTGTAGGATTAGTAGGTATAAGACTACCCAAACCAAGAGGGTCAGTCCCACCACCGACAGCATATAGATACTGACTAAACTTCTCCTTGATGCTTTCCTCCAAGACATTCATCTTCTCTTTCATGAGTTTGAATATCTGAGCGGCGCCCATATTCTCGTCTTGCTCCTGGTCACTGATAATCACAGTGCCAGCAACACGTGAATAGCCGTATTCTACGGTGTCGAACTCGTCCGTTTGGTTAACGGGCAACGACTGGTAGTAACGATAGCTAGCCACGTTCGGATTGCGGCCAACTGTCAATGGATTGGTGATGTTGTAACCACCATCCTCATACTCTACTCTGTCGTTGCTAAACACCCACGCCATGAGTGCATTAGACTTGATGCTCGCCATAACGAGCTTCTTGCGTGATTTCGTCAACGTGCTATTCAGCACGGTGTTAATAGGAACTATTGTGCCGACTGGCATTTCCTTGTTCTCCGCAACATAATGTTATCTCAGGGTTAAACCACTTTCCTCCATAGAATGACGGATTATGTCACTCCATGAAGTATTTTCGTTGAACTGCCTAGTTGCATCGACGCCTTGCGTGCCGTTACCTTGAGCACTTCTACCATTCGGTAGCGGACGGCGATTAACTGGCGGCATCACTTGGTTAGTCTGCTGAGACTGCTGCGGATTATCTTGTAATGCTTGTATTTGAGCTTCGAGTGGCTGCGTATGATCGAGGCCGTTACTTACACTCCATGTAGCCATCTTCACATAAGCGTCGTGGATACTCAATCCAGGCTGAGCTTGCATCATCTGTGCAAGTGTTCCTAGATTAATCTCTGCCTCGGGATGTGTCGAGAGGAAACCGTCGAGAATACGTTGGGCGTTGGCACGTTCCTGTTGCTGTTGTTGCTCCAACTGCGCCCTCTGTGTAATTGGCGCCATCTTCGCGTCAATCATCCTTTGGATCGCGTTCAAATCCATTCCCGGAGTTACGCCTTGCTCAAGGAACGGTATCTGATAGCCCTTACTCTTTACCTCGGCTACCAACATCTCCAATGTCTTGACTGGATCACGCATGAAGTCAGCCATGACACGCATAGCGACAACTTGCGACTCAGCCGGCAATGCCAACTCGGTAGCAACACGTGAAACTTCGCTATGTCCCTGTAGCTGCTGCGTCGCTGCCTGCAACTGTTGTCGCAGTGTTTGATTTTCTCTACTATGTCGTTGACCTTCCTCAAATACTCGACGCTCGATACCACCCTTTGCAACTATTCTACCAGTTACCGGGTCAACGAGGTCTCGGGTATTAGGATTTTCTGGATTTGGCCTTTCTTCGAGGCCGTCATGTCTACGTCTAATAACCGGCTGCGTTTGGTCGCCAGTATTGCCGCCGCCACTTCTTCCATCCACTGATTGCGACGGTGCCGCACTACTATGTCCACCGCCATCCGACGTTTGCGACCCTTGCGAGCCAACATCGCTACCTCCGCCGCCACTATCGCTATCTAGATCAGGGATATTGCTGAGTATGCTGTCTTCTGTTCCGCTCATTGTATCATTCCCGGTGGGCGCATCACTGGTGCTTGTGGTCCTTGCGGCGGTGGAGCACCCTGCCCTCCGCCACCTACTGCTTGCATCATTTGCTGTAATATAGCTTGCGGCGGAGCACCTTGCGCTAACGCCACACCAATTGCCCTAAGCACTTGTGGCGGTAGTTGCTCTAATACATTGGTAACTAGCGATGCCATTTGCATAGGATTTGGTCCGCCGCCAGGACCACCGGGGGGAATACCGGGTTGTCCTGGCGGCGGTGCAGGCGGTTGCCCTGGTTGTCCGCCACCCGGCTGCATACCCGGAGCACCACCTTGCCCGGCTAACAATGTTTTCTCTATCTCGGCGTCAATACCCGCCCAGTCCTCTTTCGTTATGTTCATATTATCGAATGCATTACTGAACATGCGTAACGTTACTTTGAGTGTCGTAGCGGGCGCTGCCTTAACATACTGACTCAATATCTGACCGACTTGCACTGCCTCTTGCTTCTTCGCCTGACTGCTAACCTTCTGCGTGCTACCACCAACTACCGTTACACTCAGCTTGGCGAAATCATGCAACGAGTTGAGCGGATGCCAGAACTGCGATACATCTATGCCAATCAATTGTTGCACCGTCTGCGCGTCCATGAACCTCAAACAAAGCTGCGCCACTTTCCAACCAACGTCGGCAATTGCATCTTCGATAGCATCCAAGCGCATGTCCATACGCATGTTGCCCATAGTGCTATAGTAGTCGATAGCCTTATTAGTCGTATTGGTCTTGAACTCTCCGCCGCGCTCTACTTCATTAGTGCTAGCAACTCTATCTATGCTCGCATACAAGTCCTTCTTGTCAAACAAGCTAGCGAAATTCGCACTCGGCGGCACTATAGAGAAAATAAGCTCGTTTGGTTTCTTACCTTCTGGAACCTTAATCGGTGTTGCCGTAGCATCAGGCCCCTTGAGAATACGATCTGCGATCTCTTGCGTAACACCTGTCTCGGGATCGAAGAATATATTGCGCCTAGCCCATAGCAGTGAACGCCGCTTCTCGTCATTAATCTCGTTAATTTGGTCCTGCTGATCCAAATAGTAACTGACTTCGCCTTTCGCGTAAGAGGCCACGGGATTATCATGGAACCATAGGGGCGTGAGCGGAAAGAAGTTCTGTAATTGGTATGGATCGTCCCAAACCCATATAGGCCACTTCCAGTCGTTATCAGCATACATCTCCAGCCGGCGAGTGGTCTTATCCCAGACATACCAGACCTTTGTTCGCTTCGCCTTATCGTAGCTTTCCTTATTGTCGAAACCATACGCCGAATAACTATTGTTATCCTTCTGGAATAGTGAGAAGTTATCGTCGTTCGAGCTATCTCCTGCATCGAGTATATGCGTCGGCTCGAATATGGACCTGACTTCCTCGCTGCCCTCTTTGCCATCCTCATCTTCATCACCGACACCATACACTGCATTTATGTATTCTGTCGGTAGCATATCTTCGATCATGACCCAAGCGGCATCCGTCAAATAAGGATCGCTATAATCGGGGTCGATAATCACCTGATGCGGCAATCTTACTCGAACAAATGGACCACTAGGCTGTAGGAACTCTATCTTTTCCTCAAGCGCCCTAATTCTCTGTTCGGTTTCCTCTATATCCTCCTGATCTTCCGCTTCCTGCAACTGCATACTTAAAGTTTGGAGATCGCCTAACGCTTGCTCGCTACTCTGATCCTTATTTACGTAACCGACCTCGAACCACGCCATATTCGTCAGTAGCGCAATCAGCACATTGCGTTTGGCTTTCGGCTTGAGGTTAATTCCCGGCGCACCCTTCATACCGAATAGCGTATTCACCAACTTCTCTACGCCACGTGCGAACTCGCTGCCCTGTTGCCTATATTCATCCTCGTTACCCGGACTACTGGTAACGGTAATGATGGGGTTCTTGGCATACAACTCGGGCACCTGAGCATTCGTGTTGGCAAACACGACATTCTCGGTGCTACTATGCATTTCGTTAAGTCTACGAGCTACAAACCTATTGCCACTGACATTAGGCGAGCTACTACCATCGCGATGGTCGCTCTGATCGTGGTTATAGTAGCGAATTGCCTCATCCCATGCATCTATTAGATCGCCCATCGCTTTCTGGCCGGTATCCTTCCTACTCTGCCATACTTTGCCACGCTTACTCGACACAGGAATACGGCTACCCGGCAATACTTTATACACGGGTAAGTTCTGCGGAACATCGTCCGCTGGCATTCCATCTTGCGCTAGTGAATTAGCGAGTGGGTCTACGTTAGAGTCCGGCTCGAAGTCCGGCGATGGTTCGTCAGGCGGGAATGTGCCGCTCATAATATCTCAATCATTTGCTGGCATCTTGATAATTGAATTGAGTTTCTGCGTATTGCTTCTTGGTTCCCACTGCGACCCAGGCCATCCATCATTCGACCACAGAGGAAGATACAATTCGCTAGGTGACGGCAATGTATTGACGCTAGGACGACCACCAGCGAACGGTAATACGTCACCCGCCAATTGAATTTCAGGCGTGGGTTTTTGCATACCCAACACTTCGCGAATTATGTCGTCAAAGTTAGTTCTCATCGAAGCAACGGTCCATTATGCAACGGGAACACTCCCGTCAACATGCTGAGCAATACAAGTAGCAAGATTAGCGCAACGATCACTTGAGCTATTACAGCAAACGGTGGAGGTAGCGGAATTAGCGTTATGATATACCAGATAACGCCGAAGATCAGTAGCAGTATGAGTATTTGGATAAGTAGTGTAATCATTTGTGCCTCGGTAATGTGCCCTCACGCTGACTACGCTCTATCTCGTGCCACGCTAACCAAGCTGGCGGTTGATTAGGCTTACCCGTATATCTCGCTAATCGTGGCCGCTGCGACATTGCGTATTTCCACATATCCATCGCGTGATCGTTCCTATCAGTAGGTCGATCGGTCACGTCGTCACTCGTGTCTCGCCTAAAGTAATATTCCGTAATTTCGTCAATGAACCACTGACATTTGTCAGTGACGTGGAAATAACTCGACGGACTTTGTCCACTGATCGGATGCTCGTGATTAGGCAGCAGCGTAAGATATTGCCAGTTCTTCGCAATACCCGCATTAATATCATTATTGCCACGCTGCATACTGATACCCTCATCAGCGAACAACGCTGCGACCGTTTGGCCTACTGTCCTAGCGTCACCAGTCTTGCGCTTAAAACAGTCAGGGTCAGCATACATAGAATGAAGCTCGTCAGAGTCCACCATATACAATTCGCGTATTGCCTTGATGTGAGCCGCTGATACCGCAATCGTCTGTTCAGCTTGCCTAAAACCATCAAGGAGAATGACATTACTATCATCGTCAACAAAAAATAGGCCGTAGCAAGAATGTTGCGCAAGGCCATGATCGTAGCCCTCGATAAACGTAGGCTCGAAACCACTCATCCTCAGTTGGCGTAGATACTCCACTGCCGTATTATGTTCGATGACGTGACGCTGTTCTTCGAACTGTGGATAGATCAACCCACTCAGCGCACCCCACATCCCGAACACATACCGATCACGCATAGTGCCAGTGTAAGTAGCAAGCATACCCTGAATATAATCGTCGCCAAGATTGCTTGCATTCTCATACGTCGATCCCTCGAACAGATCGACAATGGGGCGCGGTCTACCGTTGTCCAGTATGGGTTTCGCGTTCGCATCAACCTCGCATAGCAATTTGGGATTAATGATACCATTTCTGTAATCATGTATCGGCTTGATTATCTCACGATAGCACCAATTGCGCGTCGGATTGAGAGTTGCAATGAACCAACGAGGGCCGCTACGAGGCATATCAGGATCATCACCAGCGTAAGAGGCATTACCGCGTAACCGACCCATGAGGTCCATGAAGTCCTTATGGCTAAATTCGGGGTCTTCCAACTGGTCAACGACTATCCAATCATATGTAGCCGACAACAAATTCGATTTGCTATCCTCTTGCTCCTTGCCTCTCTGCGCTACGTAACGGAAGTTGACCGTAGTTCCGTTATGCATAATTAGTGTATTGTCGTCCTTCGTAGGATTACGCTTGATCCAGTGCGTAGGGCACCACGACAAGAACTCTCTACGTATCGTGTCATTCAGCTTGGGATACGTGCTACGTGCTATCAATCCATTACAGCCTGGATACTTTATACACAACTGCAATGCTTTGATACAGCTAGCCGCAGTCTTACCGTTACCGAACCCACCACCAATGAATTGTATCTTCGACTTAGACGCATGAAACCGATCATGCATCCCACCTTCTACAATCCTGTAGCGTTTATCGGCCACTATGTAGCTCGACCATACTGAATAGCGAGCAATCCACCCGTGCCCATATTAATGGCAACCATCTGTGCTGCGGCTGGAATAGCGAGAATATCGCCTACCGTTGTGCTACTCAGTGTTCGTGAAGTTCCACCGTCGAATGCCACGGTGCATGGTAACGACGGCGCCAGAATACGTATATGCGAATACAGGTTGCCTGAGTATGGCGCATTGCCGCTAGTGTCTACTACTCTAGGCAATGTAAATACATTATTGCCCGTCGATCCAGTTGGCGAGATACCAGTTGACGCAACAAAGCTCATTACTCGATCTCCATATCTATCGTCGGCGGCTGGTCACTCGCATCCTTCCTAACGATCTCTATAGTAAGTCCACCATCAATTCGATGGCGATGTTCCACGATATCAGAAGGACGATGACCTGCACGGTCCAGAAAATCCTTCGCAGCGAATAGACGTTCACCCCGTTGACCGTTGTGTAGACTATCAACCAACACGTTAGCGGCAGTGCGAGAATGCTGCTTAAATATATCGCGAACAACGTCGGTCTCCGCATCTAGTATTGAGCGTAGGACGTTCTCGTGCATCGTCTTGTAGGCGCTACTTTCCTTAATCTTGCCTACTTGTATCTCTGTGCTACCAATTGCCAACGCAATATCCATGTTGTCGAGGCCGAATAGCGAATAGCTCAATACCACTGAGATAGCATTCATAGTCTTGGGCACGTCGGGCAAATCAGCGAGCTTACGCCGTGCATTAATGACTAGTTCTTGCGCTTCCCTATTCGTAGGAATTTCAACCATACGATCGTTAGGCGAAGGCTTAGATGGCGGAGCCACTTCTTCAACGACTCGACCACCTGGGTAAACCAGTCTACCATCTGCTAACTTTAGGGGTTGTGCATCATCTGCGAGCATCATTAACTGCCCGGAGGCTGACCTTGTTGACGCCGTAATTCGTGATACCAGTCAAGTAGACCAGCGGCACCTGCACCTAATCCTGCTATTCCAGGCGCACCACGCATTCCGCCACCACGCGGACCACCGGCGCCAGGGATAGCACCACGAACACCGCCAGTTTCCTTCAACCCGCGCAATATACGTTCGCCTAATGATGGTTCAGGAGCAGGCAAACGTGGGGCGCCGGTATTCTCAGGAGCCGGTAACGCTAATCTAGGTGGCGGTCCACCGACTTGCGGCACAGGTGGCGGTGCTGCGATACGGGGCATCGTTGGAGCATTAGGCGCAGGTAATGCTAATGGAGGTGTAGGCGCCGGTAATGCTGGTGGTGCTGGTGGCACTGCTCTATTTAGCGCAGTCTCCAATGGATTAGGTATTGGTGGAGGAACGGGAGCTTGCATCGCTGCGGGAGGCGGTGGCGCTGGCGGAACATTAGGCGCAGGAACAACGCCACGACCACCACCACCACCGGGAAGTATGGGAGGCGGTATTTGCGGTAACGGTAACGTAGTTGGCGGCGGCACTGCCTGAAACGGAAGATTACCGACATTAGGTATCGGTGGCGTTGTCGGCATCTGGAAATCCGCTTCATTAGTCATCGGAGCCGCACCGAGATTAACGGCTGGCGGATTAACATATGGCGGCGGCGCACTACTACGCGGTGATCCATTACCACGCGCTCGCATTGCTGCCTGATCCTCAGCCTCGGTAGCTGGAATATCACTACGCAAACCGGGAACTGGTCCATCACCAGCGCCACCGCTATTGAAATTAGCATTAGACGCAAGTAGCCTACTCATATTCTCGGCAGTGAGCGGTAGACCCATCGACTGCAATCTCTTTTGCAGCATAACGGTCGGTGACATTGCATCAGGTGACGCATCTGGATCACCGCCCGGTGGTGGTATCGGTGGCGTCGGCATACGTGCCATAATGCTACCTCAAATAGCTAATCGGGCACCTTTCGATGCCCGATGTTACGCTAAACTACTTAGGCGTTGCAGGAGGCGACGGCCATACTAGCGAAGGATCAACGACGACATAGCGCTCGCCCCATATACCCATTGTGCATTTCATGATTGCAGTAACACTAGCACCTGTGCCTTGACTAGCATAAGGCAACGGCGGCCAAACTGCACCAAGCGGTGGCGTTTCTACGCCCGGTGGCACTGGATAAATAGGATGCATTGGAATAAGCGGCAATGAATTGTCAGGATGACCGACGATCGGCGGCAAACTATTATCAGGATAATTAGGCGGTAGTGGAAGGTCTTGATTTGGACCAACAGGCAAACCAGGGAGCGTATTATCTACATGCGGCGGATCACCCGGCAAACTATGATCGGGTCGGTGTCCGACATCAATACCATAATCAGGGTCAACGGGACCATCAATTCCGGGTAGTCCTTGGTCAGGATGATTACCGCTACCAGTCGTAGCGACACCCTGAATAGTTACAGGAAACCTTGCCATACATAAACTCCGCTAATTACATTCTACCATGCTGTAGAATAGCGTGAGCAATCGCCGCCGCATGGGATACGGGATCACTGGCGGGATTAGGAATACGCATCTGTCCCGCAGCCGGTCGTATCAACTGTGGTGTTTTAGAAGAAGTGGCAGGTGGCACCGACTTAGGTTGCGATTGAGCCGACTTCCCTTTCGGCTGTGGAGGACCTGCATCTCCACCGTCGGGAGTCATAGCCTGCCGAATTTCGCCGTCAAACGTTCCGCGAGCCATCTCATGTGCTCCTTGCTATTATATATAGAGGAGCTACCAGAGAACTTTGCTAGCGGGACCTCCGATACCTGCACTGCCACCATTCATTGACAAATCAATGGGATAGGTAGCCGGGCCATTGGTTCGATTGAGTAGAGCCTGCAATGCGCTAACGTCGAACGCCGTCGTCACTCTGTTGATATAATTAGTGGCTTCGATCGGCACCAATCCACCCAGCGCACTTGGGTCATTCATCGCTACCTGCGCCTTGATCCGCGTATATGGCGCCGTCGCAGTTTGACCTGTGAGAAAGCCCATTACCGACAACAGAAGTTGACGGATATCGCGATTAGGCTGGCGATTGAAGTAGCTCGCTAGCTGATCGTCGGATTGCGTCAACCCATTGAACTGAACATTACCGCTAGTGGAACCCTGATTAGCGGCACCTACACCGAGGGTAGGCGACCAACCCGTAAACGGAACCGTGCCAGTGCCGGAGATACCGTAGGTTGCCATGACCGTTAATACCTCGTGTAGTTAACTACTATATGCAGTGAATTACACGTGAGCCTAAGAGGATCGGTGTCGGAATACAACCTGCTATAATACTTCTGAGTCTGGCAACGATCTTCGCGGTGTCCTGCTCCCATAACAGAACGAATACCAGATATGGTAGCATTGTGTATGTATCGCTACTACATACTGTGCCCACGCTAAATTTAGTAAATGTGTCAGATGTCGATTGACGGCCCATCGCGACTGTGCTGCGATCTGCGTCCGGCCCTCTGTAAGTAATGAGGGTGCAGGCGACGGCCCTCACCATCATCCGCGTAATGCGGACCGAATGCAAGTCGTAGCTACGACTCGTATATGTCGAAGTGTGTCGTCCCGTTACTACTCGGCGCCGTGCCGTCGTCTACAACACCTGCAATGAGTTGTAGCTAGCGAAGAAACAGACGGGAAACTCTACTAATGATGCGTGTTAACGGTAGATTAACGCCAGTTGCGTGTCGAGCATGTTTCCGCGATCGACAGAAGTTATCCACCGCTTTCTGGTGCTTATTTCGAGTTTCGGCGTCTATACTACTGAAATCATTCACTATCTTACATTTCATTACGCGAAATACTCTATCAGTGTTGTGGATAAGTCTACGTGACGTGTGGATAACGTGGAAGCGTATACACATACGTATTTCGTCGATCCCCAGCATGTTTGATGTCCGCACGCTACGGGGCGACTTCCTTTCTACCCCTTTTTGGAATTGGCCGGGGGAGTGGGGGGCACCAGGCCGTCGTATATACACAGCAGCGTCGTTGCGGCAGCCGGCCAAATTTCGTTCGCATCCTGCAACGATGGGTGACGGGACGCACCGCATAACAGGTAGTGCGCGAGGCTGGTCAGTAGTGAGTCGCCGACACCGCGAGTAACGAACTCCGCCCCACCACTAGTATACACAATCACACTTACACGCATAAATCCACTACCCCTAGTTATCGCTATTTATCCCTATTTACCGCTTGACAATGGAACACCATCACGCTATATTCCTAATTACCGTAACAGATGGAAATACCGCTATGACCGCTTGTCTCCCTACCGCTATATTCACGCCGGCTGAAATCGCTATATACGCCGATGCCAACACCGCTGCGCTTGTTACCGCCGCTATGTCATCGCGACGTATCGCGGCCCATGCACGCAATGTCAGTGCCCGCAAGTTCGCTATGCGGCGTGCTATCGCTCTAGAGACGCTAGCGAAGTCACGCTCCTAATTACCGTAACAGATAGAGATACACAGATGACTATCGCAATATCCACACCACTACTCGCCGTTACCTGCACATTCATTCATGAGAACGGTGAGGAATACGTATCATATGAGCGAACATACTGCGCTGATCGCACACTAGACGAAATGGTCTATCGTGCATGGTGCGCACTATGGGATGACAACCCCACCACACAAGGCGAGTGGACACTAGTTCACGTAACAGAGAATGAGGATATCTAGACTATGACCGAATACACTAACGCCCAAGCCGCACTCTACAAGGCATTGCTCGCACGTTTGGCAGATATGAATTGCGTCATACGCCGAGCAGACTTTCACGCTGCACTAAATACCCTTGCTCGCTTGGACCGATAGCAACGCTAGACTAGACTATGTTACCATAGCTCGATTGCATTGGTAACGTAGCCTAGCCTCGCTAGGACACCGACTACGGCAAAACTGCCACACGACTTGTCTGCTAACTGCCAATAACGCCAAACATGAAAGTTCACACAATGTCTCTCACTACCACACTACAGAACTCGACCACTCTCTCGGCGCCTATTATGCCCGATCAAATATCTGCACTCGTCAACAAAGCATTGAAAGATGCTGACAAGGCGGACGGTGTAAAGGGCAAAGCACAACAGATGCTAGCCGCGTGTATCAACGCTCAATTTGAGTTGGACCGCGAAACGCCGCCGACACTACCAGCCGATAAGGATGGCGTGACATATGTCGTCACTATGCCAGCGTTCTCTGACCTTACGGCTAGCAAGCTGTCTGACAACGCCAAGGTATATCGTAAGCTACTCATTGGCCGCTTTATCACTGCGCCCCCGGTTATCGACAAGAACACCAAGGACAAGGATACCGCCAAGCGTGCAAAGCAGAACTACGCCAAACAATACCGCATGTTGATTGACGCTATCACGCTCACAAACGCATTGCTTATGGCTGGCGGAGGTCAAGTATCGTTTGACGTTACCGCCTCACTGTTCTCATTCCCTGCTGCAATGCTACTGCCAGCGGACCATCAGGCTATCGGTCAACTCGACAAGGCTATAAAGACTGGCAGCTACATACCGCTAGACGGTAAGCTATGGCGCGCAGAGGATAGCGAGAATAGTGAAATCAGCTTGAACGCTAGCATTGCGCAAGTGGTCAAGTCCCACAATTCGCGTCACGGTATCGTCCCTCGCACACGCTCCAATGGTTCGCAGTCGAATAGCAAGGGTGGCGAACAATCAACCGAGGCAGTGAAGCTTGACCTAGAGGGTCAGCTAAAGAGCCTCAGTCTACAGATATGCGCCGATAAGGAAGCGGAATACGAAACAACGTGGATTGAAGAGGTAGCTACCCACCTCCGCAATATTCAGACGTTCGTGCATGAATGCCTATATAAGATTGACCCGCACAATCCAATTAACCAGCGGCTACATGCGGTAGGCTAATGTAGCGTAGGGCGACGCTACCATAACGATAGCGTCGCCCCCTACTCACGACTTGCCCGACGTTAACTGCCAAGAAAACGCCAGACTTTTCGACACTAGTCACATGATCCGTCGTTCCGCAAGGGACGGCGGATTTTTTTGTGTCTAAATTCCACGTCATGTCACACTTCGATACGTGACCACTACATATAGTAGCTGGCGGTATCAGTGCAGCGCAAGGGCTAGCCAAGCCCCACTACTCCTATATACCGACCGCGAGCGTTAGCGAGCGCTACAGCATCCGCCCTCCCCCTATTTACACACGTAAGCGCAATCACACACGCCGCGACACCTATTCCCACCACCCGAATACCCGTAACATCCTGCAACTGCACCCAATTACAACCCTGAATACGTGTTCCTGCTAGACTCCAAGCACATGAGGTGGTGTAGTTATCCCACGCGCCGAAGGTCGCGCGCAGTGTTCGGCAGCATATCGACACATATCGCTAATTATCGGTAGCCTAACTTGACTTTGGCGTAGAATTACGCTATGATGCTTGCATCATTAATCAACAGGGAGATGCGTCTAATTTACATGTGTAAATACGACTTGCCTAATAACTGCCAAGATGGAGTTAACAATGTTCTGGTCACAGATAACCGAACGTGAATACGAAGAACGCTTAGACATGATGCCGCCTGTAATACAGCGACCGTGGGGCTTCCTCATTGGCGAGACGTGGTATTACAACGAACGCGAACAACCCGTATTCGCAGCGTATGTAGAATACAAACAATTTGGTTTCGGTGAGCGTAAGTATGCCGTCAGTCTCGAAGGACTGACTGTTAGCGAGTTCCTGAAACTCAATATGCGAGACGTTGAATACGACCTTCTATATGACGATGCGTGTAAATATTACGATACGTTGGAGAGTTTACATGAGTAACGTCATCGACCAATACACACTCAAACACCTAGATGCATGGCTCGAAAGCAACGTAGACGGCGACACACGACGCGATAAAGTCCGTGCTAAAATGCTAGAACTAATTGCAGATGACCAAGAGTATTGGGGCGCACAGACCTGGACACGTGTATATGACAACGCAGACTGCGGGTATATAGAATGAGTAGACAACGCCCCGATCACGATACGCTATTTATGCCGCTCAACTCCAAGTGCCAACGTATTACACGACTGGCTAGAGGATGGCGTATATGGCTATCGACGGCTGACTATAAATACGGGACGTTCCTCGAACTCTGCGATGATGGTCAGGTAGTGCGCTTCGTAACGAGAGCCGACGAAGGCGACGAATGCATCATCGTGCGACCGAGTGATCCAGAGACACGCGCATCGAAGATGCGCGGAATTGGTGACGTAACCACGGCTAATGGAGAACAGATATGGCGATGACTAGACACGTAATACCAAAGATAAGTTGGCGTAACAAGGCGGACGTTATCGCGTTCGCCAAACTACTAGGCCCGAGTAACATCGTGGTCAAACATGCATCACGACCGAACTACAACATTACGCATATCTCGCGACATGATTTGTGGAATAAGCCTGATGTTACGGTCGTGTATTCAGAAATCTGTCTGACGTAGAGGACAAAGACAATGGCTATCGAGTGGTCTGTATTCGATCCAGAGGACTTTACACATGTAGCTGACCTAATGGAGTCGGCTATCGACCAGATCAACGAGGGAAGCAAGACTAGCAAAGACTTAGAAGGGTTAGGCAACGCTAGACTACGTGCATTGCTATCGAATAACGTCAACATAATTATCGCAGCACTGCGTATCGCAGGAGACAAGACCGATGGCTAAACGTATTCATCCAAGTGTAACCGCCGACCGTGTGATGGAACTCGTGCGTCACTACTCTAACTCACTCGATAATCCAGGGATTTGTTTATCGTGTGGTGAAGATGCATTCGATTGTGAGCCGGATGCCGAACGTTATACGTGTGAGGCATGTGACGAACCTTGGGTATATGGGGCTGAGCAACTTCTTATGGCAGGATACTATCACTCATGAAAACGTTGCAAATGTCGTTGACGGCTGATGATTGGGATACAATCCTCGCTGCGCTACTGACAGTAGTTAACGAGGACGACATTGACGACCTCGATCCAGAAACCCGTGGCGCAATCGACGCTATTTACGAAAGATTATCGCAGCAATTCAGCGCTTGGTATAACGAGATGAGCGCTAGTGGTGCGTATGTAAATCGCGGCGAATAGCCGCGCCAAAGGCGCGCGCTGTGATCTGACACACGACACGCGATAGGAGTATATATGATACGCGACAAACTCATCAAACGAGCACAGACCATGTGCAACGCGGATGGCAAAACACGCTACGTTAACTTCACTTCACTTGGTTGGCGTATCGAGTTCGAGCCAACTACGCAAGATGGCCTATCATTCGAGATTACACCGCAGCAACATGCGTAAGAACGACAACATAGACGTATTTAAGTTCGTTGAAATGCTCAGCGCCGACGAATGCTGGCGCTGGAACGGACCATTCGGGGGTCGCAAACGCGATCCCCGTCCGTATTTCTCGGCTGGTGGCCGACGCACAATGGCATATAGAATAGTGTGGGAACTCGTTAACGGTCGCGAGCTTACACGTGATGAACTCATATTGCATAGCTGCGACAATGGTGCCTTCATAGGATGTTGTAACCCCAAACATCTGCGCGTCGGTAGTGCGCAGGATAACTCGAACGATATGACGCTGAGAGAGAGGCATGGTATGAGTGCCAACATGATTAAACAAATCATGCGTCTACTCAACGAAGGCCGAACTCAGCAAGAGATAGCCGACCTGTTTGGTTGTAGTCGAGAGGCTATCTCGTCAATAGCTACAGGTCGAGCGTATAAACGATACATAAATAAGGAAAGTAACGATGTATAAACTCATATTGGCAACCGTAGCGTTGTCGCTAGGTTCGTGCACCGCAGTCATCGTGCTGAAGAACCCACGCACGGGTGAGATAGCACAATGTAACGGTAAATGGGATAACAACTATGCGCAGTCGTGTGCCAATGGCTATTTGGCGGACGGCTGGCAGAGGATCAATTAGATGACTGATAGAGCACAAGGCTGGGTCGCGTTCGTCGTGTTCATAGTCGTAATGATGGTATGGCTACGACTGGAACCCACCGATACGTATTACGAGTGCGAGACAGCGAGCGGTCAGTATACGACATGCGTAAAACATAATAACTAGGGAACACGTGGCATGTGGCTACCAAACAACATCATAGCGGAGATAGACCGAGTAGCCATAATCCGCTATGTCAACGTAGGCGAGACTAAGTTGTGGAATGAACACCGACGCGAGGGTGAGTTACGTCTGTTAACCGGCTGGACGTGGATCGCTCGTAATGGTCGCTCGCATAGACAAGGCTTCAAAACTCGAACCGTGGCAATGCGTGACGCATACTATGCATTGATACGCAATGAAGCAGTGCCTAAGCTACCGAGATTAGTGGTAGTTAGTCGGAAGGTAGCGTGATGGCAAAGCCCACTGCGTTGCAAGTAGCACGTCACGGCCACGTCACGGCAGCAATACGCGAGGCTATGGCTAAGCTACACATGACGCCATCGCAATTCCGTGATGCTCTCGGCATAGATAAGACCTCAACCAAAATCTATCCGTGGATCAGCGGCACAACTCCACCACCTGCTGAGTGGCATACACGTATAAGCAAGGTGCTCGACATACCGCGTGAGGCACTGATACCACGCGACGGTAAGCCGTCAACTGCTTTGGTGCCGGTCCCTAGTGGTATCACTAATGAACGACCACGTAATGTAGCTGACGCTATGCAACTGTCATTAGTGATGATCGACAAAGAGGTAGCGAGACTGCAAGTGAACATGCATCTACCGTTATCTATGGCGATCACGATATTTCGCATGATAAGTGAGAAAACAACCACCGATTAGTTGACAAAGCACGTGACCGGGTGTATAATATCACTTCTTCGACCGGAGGGCACAAGGTGCGCGAGGTTACGGGGAGCGTAATAAATGCGGGGCCGGAAGGCTCATGCCCGAGAGCGTCACCAGCGTATTAGATAAGTTACTTACATTTATCGATAAGCCGTGGAAAGCCGTCACTCTCGGTCTACTAGCCATATTAACGTTAGTCCTATATACGTTATACGAACAACGTGCGCAGATAGCGGCAGCAGTATTACAGAGCCTCGTAACGCCACGTCTATTAGCCGACGTATATAAACAGAGTAGTGCGGCGTTGCTCAGAGATACGCGCGGCGATTATACGCAGCTACTCGGCGTCGAGTTAGATCATAATACATTCAACTATCTAGGCGGCTATCAACGTAATGGAGACGTGTGGCAGCTAGGTGAGACGCCACATACGATAATTAGTGATGCGACCGATACGCAAGCCGTAGCGGAGATTATCGAGGGTCACACCGTATGCCGCGACGCTAATCACGATAGCGGTAAGGTAGGCGACCGTCTATCAGCGAAATACGACATTAAGCGCTATTGTGTTATCGGAGTTCCGCCTGTGCTCGGTGTGCTTGTCGGCGCGTTATACGTAGGCTGGCATGAGGCACTGAATGCACATGATGAAGATGACGCTACTCATGTAATGCGTCATGCCGCGATGAAGCTAGCCGACTGGTAACGAGGCGCGACGATAGTCGCGCGCTGTGATCGCCCATGAGATCGCAGATTTACACGTGTAAGCACCCGCGCTCACGCACCGTGACGCGGGATTTTTGTGTCAGTAATATGGAGATATAAATGATGGATCATAATATAACCGACGACGAAACGACGGAGCAACCCGTTGTTAACGCTAGCAATCCTGCTAATATCATAGGCGAGATCACGCCATTCACGCCCTACAATACGCCCGACTCGCCTATCATGTTTCCGGTAGGCTTGCGTCAAGTAGCGTGGCAAACACGTGCAGGACAATACGAGAACTTAGCCGGACATAAGGCACTGATACGGTTATCTCCCGACGCGAAATCTGCATCTGTTCTTGCGGTAGTTAGCGATAGTTATCGTATTGTTCATAACCGTGAGCTTATTTGTCGAGTTGAAGACACGCTCATGAAGGAGCTACCGGAGCGTGCATTGAAGGATGTTAGAGTTACGGATAAGGTAGCATACAACGGTCGCGTGTGTTACCGCGAGTATGTGTTTCCCGGCCTGTGTAGCGACATAGGCGCCAAGTCGCAGATAGCCTTCCGTATCATCATCCAGAACGGTTACGGCGGCTCAGCAATCCGCATATTGGCGGGAGCTATCGAATTCTGGTGTAGCAACGGCTGTGTCCGTGGCGAGTATGACGCCATCTATCGTAGACATACCAGCGGTTTAGTCATCGAGCATCTCGATACAACTGTAGCGCGTAGCATTAATACATATGTCAAGGCCACGCATGAGTGGCGCAAGTGGACTAAACAACCGATTGCTCATGAGGCGGCGATGGAATTGTTCCGCGCCATCGCTCACACACCTAGTCAACTAGAGAAGTTTACCGATAGGTGGATGACTGAGCAAGAGGATCGAGGTCGTAATCTGTGGGCTGCATACTCGACGCTCACATATTACGCGAGCCACAACGAAGGCCAGTTCGCAGTTAGGCGAGAGTCAGCGAACGCTTCCGCTATCATGATGCAGCGTGAGTTGAACGTGGCTAAGTGGATAGAGCGGCCAGAGTTTCGTGCGCTGGTTCCAGCATGACATATGATCTCTTAGACAACTGCGAGGTTATCGCCGCGACCGAGAAGGCAATCAAGGTCGCGTGGACCGACAAAGAGGGTGACATACAGAATGCGTGGATACCGCGATCCGTGTGTCAGAACGGCGATGAACTAGGTGAAGGAGACCAAGACATATCGGTAGCTAGATGGTTCGCTAGCAAAGAGGATTTGCCGGTGTGATATTTGACTTTGGCGTAATTATGTTGTAATATGATTACGCTTTGGCAGGCAAGATACAAAGCATAACTTGGTGGCGTGCAACGGGTTCGTTCGTTGCACGCCATCCTTTTTATATACGTAGAGGATAATATGTTAACGTCAACAAACGCTAGTCTATTGACTAATAAGATCAATAAGGCTTTCGATAACATTGGTAAGACTAACGGCACGTCCATGCCAGAGAGTGCGCGCAACATGGATTGGATGGCGTATGAGTTGCACGTTGCTATGCATCTCTCACGTATGGCTGATGCACGTAAGGCGGCGGCTATGAAGCAGGCTATCAACGTGGGCCTTATCCCTAACTATAAGGAACAGCCAAAGACACCGGGCACTCAAGCGACCACATATAGTGGTCTCGTTAACGTGCAGATGGTCGTTCGTAATGGTCGCAGTATTACAGACACCGACAAGCTCATTCAGGAGTTGGTTGATAATGGTGTCGATAGCGGCCTAGTGCTCAAGCTATTCGATAAGCACACCAAGATGTCTGCACCGTCACACATATTCACGACTACTCTATCAATCGAGAACTAACCCTAGTCACTAGCTGCATTGCAGCAATACGGGGCTTTCGTAATTAGCGGGAGCCAACATGGCAGATGTAATATATATCAACGGCGTTAAGCCAAAGAGTGAGAGCCGTCAATTTGGCGGACACAAGTATCATTTGCAGTTCGATGCTAATGCACCGCCAGAGCGACGATGGTTCTGGCGTGTGCTGTTTACACGAACATATGAGTATGTAGGGGCAGCGCCAACTATCCAAAAGGCTGCGAAGGAAGCAGAACGTAAGATAATGGAGCTTGAGAATGGACGCATTAGAGCATGACGACACGCCGATACATAGGGCGACCGTCAACCAACTCACTATCGAAAAGCTAGACGCATTCCTGGATAGTCTACGTGCGCGGCGCCTAGCCGTGGTCAAGAAGCTCGAAACGGTGGCTAAGGTAAAGGCCGACGACGCTGAGTTGACTACGTATATGAAGTTCGAGCGTGCCAACAAGCAAGCCGTGAAGTTGTTGGACAAGTTGGCAGAGGACGAAATGCGAGCCGAGCAATTAGTGAACAAGTTGCGTGTGTTGGTTATGGATATGGGGATCGACGCATGACACTTCCTCCGGTTAGAGCACGTGATCTGAGACTGAACATTAAGGATATGGGCTTCGAGCAAGGCGTGGTGGCGACACTAGAACACTTGTTGGAAGAGTTCTCAGCGTATCGACAATACTTGCGTGAGTTATCCGAACTGCAATCGACATGTATGGATACCATGTCGCAGTTCATACAGATTAGCGAGGCCATGAAATACCGACTCGAAACATTAAGACGAGTGGAGCAGCATAACGATGATGAAGCGAGTGGCGAAGGCTAGCTTCCGTATGGCGTCGGCTGATGATGCACACTTGCCGACGTTCGATAACACACGACTACAGGCGCTAAATACATGTCCGACCTGGGGGACACTCAGATATGGAATGCATAAGACGATGCCGCATCCCGGTCGTGCATTGGCGTTGGAGTGTGGTCACGCTATGCATGAGGTGTTTGCATGGGTGCGTCTATGCACACTGAGTAAGCAGATCGATAGTGACATAGATAGCCTAGCTGCATTCCAGCACCACGGCTTGCGTATGTTTGGTCGTGACCGCTTCGATCTGATTATAGATAACGTGCAGATGACAGGCGACCATCTTGGTTATGTTAAGTCAGGTGCCATCGCTGTCCTCAATAGTAGTGGTTTCTACGATGATCCGCGTGACAAGCGTAGAACACTAACGAACATGGAAGAAGCGGCTCTCGTATACGTGGATCGTTGGCGTTGGGATCAGCCGGTGTGGATACGTGACCACGACGATCCATGTGGTGACGTAGGCATAGAGATACCATTCGATATGGTAGTGGACCTCAATGACTACCAGTTTCGGTTGACTGGTCGCATTGACGGTATCCACGATCACTTCGACGGTGTGCGGTTACATGAGAACAAGACGGCCGCACGACTGAATGATGCGTGGCAGAATAGCTTTCATATGTCATCGCAGATTACCGGCTATTGCATTGCGGCGTCTACGTTCACCGGTCGCATGGTAACGCGAGCCGACGTTATCGGTATCAGTATACCGATGCCTAAGACTTATGAATACGGTGGCTATATACGCGACACATATAGCCGCCATGATTACCATTTCGAGCGTTGGATTAGTTGGCTAGATCATACGATTACGATGGCCTTGTTGTATGAGAACAACCCGTATGATGCGCCTAAGTATACTCATAGCTGCAATAGATACTTTCGTCCCTGTAGCTTTATCCCGTTTTGCGATAGCAGCGATCAGGAACAACGGGAGATGGTAGCCGAGATGGTTACGGATGAGTGGAGTCCGTTAAACAAAGTGGAGGAATTAGATTGAACGATGAAGCACCATTAGTAATAGGTGGCAGACAACTACGACGCCCTACGGCTGACAATGCTCAGCTATCTATATTACTGTGGGGTAAGGCAGGATGTGGCAAGACGACGCTCGCTGCAACTGGACCCGGCACGAAACTTTACGTGTTGTTCGACGCTCATGGAACCGACTCGTTAACTGGGCGCGAAGATTGCCTAGAGATGAACTTGGTTGACGAAGGGCCAACGGTAATAGGCGAGTTCGATAAGGCTGATCCATTTGCCTTGTCGCAATGGTTCCAACGTTATCCAGACATAGAGACTCTAGTTATGGATAGCATTACGACGATGGCCGATAAGGCGCTTGATCGTGCTGTGTCTCTAAGTAAGAACTCGACTACGCTATTACCCGGTCAGAATGGATGGACTGCGCGTAACTCGTTAATCAAACGCTCAGTGTCCATGATGATACGCTTTTGCCAACGACATAATAAGCATGTTATATTTACCGCACACGAAGGCAATCCGCGTCTCAACGATCAGGGTGCGGTCATCGAGTTTCCGTCTATATTATCGAGTAATCTAGTGGAACCATTAATTATACCACTAGGCGAAGTATGGTGGCTTAGCGATCCCGGTAGTAGCAAGGATCGTAGAATAGCCATTAGGCCGACACGACAACGCACACTTATGAAAAGCCGTATGTGGGATACAGAAGGCGAACCTGAGTTCGTGTGGAAGTATAGTGTCAAGACTATGAAAGGAGATGGTATATCGACGTGGTTCGATATGTGGAAGAAGAACGGTGGTCGTAAACTACCGTTACCTAAGTAGTTATAATTAGGAGTATCTGTAATGGATGGTTTGTCACTAATTGAGTTCAGCGAAGACCTGAACAATGCCGAGGCGCCGACACCGTTGCCGCCGAATATCTATCCCGCAGAGATTATCTCGGCGGAACCTAAGATATCGCAGGCTAGCGGTAATCGGTATCTGGCTACGCAATGGCGTATCCCTGCCGATGCTTATCCTGCTGACTTCACCGACGGCGATCCCGATGGCATGGTACTGAGCTACAACCGTGTGTTGTTGATGGATGAGAAGACACCGCGTTATCGGTTGCGTAAGTTTCTCGAAGCAATCGGTGGTCCGTTGGGCCGCACACTGGACCCGAGTGACCTGATTGGTCTCACGGCTAACGTTAGCGTAGGCACCGAGGAATACGAGGGCGAGAAGCGTAGCGTTATCAAGATGGTAATGGCAGCGTAATTCGAGCAAAGGATGCTACTCGACGTGGTGCCAGTGCCATGCCGACGTTGTGCCGGTATTGCGCCGGGTAGCGCCATGCATTATACTCTGCATATTCGATGCATCATGGTGGTGCATCGTAGCATATATATAAGGAAGCAGTTATGGCCCAGCGGCCTTCTGATGCGCCTAAGGCACCCCGCAAGCCTCGCTCGCCGTCTCCCCCTAAGGCAGCCTACTTCATCGTGCAAGTATTGGATGAGAACGGTAGCCCGATGTTGTTCGACAAGGCTCGCGTCAAGATTATCGGCGTCGAGAATAACGCTGATCGAGTGTTGGAGATTGTCGAAGGTAACGCACACCCGTTTGCGTTCTACCTGCGTGGTTATGTCGGCGGCACACGTCCCGCAAATCCTGCACCGCAAGCCGTTCCACAGGCTGCATAGAGATAGCGTAACGCCGCATAACATATCGCTACACTACGCCTAACGATGAGCCGCCCGAGTGATCGGGCGGCTTATTTGCGTTTGACATAATGGAGTGTTACTATGGATGACGTTCCGCTACGTGTATGCGTCAACGTGCCATCTAACGTTCCCGAACAACGCGGTCGATATGCAACCTCATTTCCTCACGGTCATCTAGTGTCCATTAGGATGCCAGCACGCGCCGTAGACGCTATCGACGCAGCACGTAAGCTACTCGACCCGAAGTTATCTCGCGCTATGTTTATACGTATAGCAGCAACACGAGTAGCCGAGGCTATCATTCCCACGAATAAGGATATTCATGATGGACCAAGTAACGGTAATGGAACCGACGATAGTCTTTGATGACGACCAACTAGCGGCCATTGAGGCTTGCTGTAATGTGGATAGTCGAATTGTCGCCATCACAGGCAAAGCCGGCACCGGCAAGACATTGCTAATTAGGGAAATCCACCGTCGCCTATCACTCGCTGGCTACTCTGTGGGTTGTAGTGCCCCGACCGGTAAAGCTGCCAAGCGGATTAGAGAGTCTACTGGTCTGGAAGCTCAGACTAATCATCGTATGCTTGGATTTGGTATGCCTATTGAGGTCGAGGAAACTAACGCTAAGGGTAAGACCGTAATCCTCAAACTGTCCACCGGACCACGCTTCGATCGTCGTC